GTTTTGCTCTTTTTCTTTCTTATACTCAGTCAACACTGTAATGATGTAGTCTGGATCTTTTAATGTTTGTTCAATTACATTGTCTGTTGCGTATATACCGTGTTTGCGAATAGCTGGTAGGACATCTGATGTTACCCATCGTTTGAATTTCCGAGCGGTTTCTCTGATTTTTTCGTTTTTGCTTTGTTTAGAAGCATCGAAGATTAAACTGTATAATCCTGATTCGTTGATTAATGTCACAGTCCTTAATTGACCTGCGTACCTAATTTGGGTACGTAGCTTATCCTCATCCTCTACATGGTTATTTATAGCGTTTCGATAATTTGAATATCCTAATATCTTAGCTACTTCGTTACCTACAACGTATGGTTCATTTTCGATTGTTAATGTATTTACTGGTAATTCTTCAAAATTAAATGTTTGTAATTCTTGCATAATGTTTATGCTCCTTTCATGTATAATGTTGTTATCAACCTAAGGAGGTGATAAGTATGGAACAAGTCCACGCTTGTCTTTTAGGTGAATGGGTTAATCTTCATGATGATGAAAATTGCAAAATGGGACCTCGTATGACTTCTCCATCAATATGGTGGGAAGAAAACGCTGAATTATGGTCTCCAATTCAAAAATTAGAAGCTGATACAATGTATCAACAGGACTACATCATGATTAATTACAAGGGTAAAGATTACCGAATTCATCCTATCTTTATTCAAATTGTTACTTCATAATCTTTTGTTGAGTAATAATATTTTTAATAACCTCAACATCTTGGTCGTCGAGTCGTAGCTCGGCGGCTTTTTTACTAAATTGTCCGTCAATAATTCTGTTGATTTCGTGCCACTGTGCAGGTGTGAATTGCTTTCTAAATTCTAAAAAATGTTTGATTGTTTCTTCCATTTGTAGTTCCTCCTTCATTCGAAATCATCGATAGTTAATTCTGAAACTCTCTTTTCATAGATATATAAATAATAGTTTTTGATATCTCTATAAATTTTTGCTGCTAGGTTGTATTCACTTTCACTCAAGTCTGAATTAAGTGTCACTCCAAAAATTGATAATGTTAATTTTCTAATATGGTCATGAACATCTTGTACATATGCTTTTTGATGAATTGATTCGAAGCCATGCTGATACTTTTTTAGTGGAATCGGATGATTGAGCTTCCTCAATCTTCCTAGCGACAAATCTTTTGTGAAATCGAGTTTTTTGTTAATTTCTTCTAAATCGTCATTATTGATTCTTACTTTATTAAAAATTGCACCTGAGCTGATTGGTTTCTCGCCTTTTATAGCATTTCTAACTTCTTTCGCTATAATTTCTTTCAACTCTTCTTTAGTTAATGTGATTTGTTCCATAGTGTCCTCCTTTATGTTGTTTGTTTTTCTTTTATACGTTTCATTTTTGAGACGTTTTGATTAAAAAAATAATCATCCATACTTATTTTTAAAACAGTACATATTGCACTAGCTTCATCAATAGTAAAGTTGCTTTTATTTTTATTTATCTTTTGACTGAATCTAGCAGGGTTCATACCAATCATATCTGCAACTTGTTTGTGTGTATATTCGCTCTCATCAATGAAGTTCCTCAAATTCTGATATCTAACTTTATTCACTTTTCCATCCTCCTTTCGTCTCATTTATGAGATTACACTAACCACTATACAAGCTGTTAGTTTAGGTGTCAACAAATAAATTTCATTTTTGAGAAATAAATTTGTGAAATGTGTTGCAAAAATGAGAACAAACTTATATAATAAGTTTGTAAAATACAAATTAAGGAGTAAAATAAATGTCAAATTTCCCTAGTAACTTAAATACTTTACGAAAGTCTCGAAACTTGTCTTTACAAGAATTAGCAACCAGACTAAATGAAAAATACGAAGTTAAATTTTCAAAAGCATCAATCGACAGATGGGAAAAAGGTCTAACTAGCCCTTCTATGGAACACGCAAGTGCTTTAGCAAATTATTTTAATGTATCTTTAGATGAATTAAGCGGACTGAAAGCTATGGAACCTGACAAACATCAAACTATGGCAGCTCATCTTGAGGGGGAATTAAAACAAGAAGATGTAGACTATATTATGGGATTAATTGACAGATTTAAAAAGAAAGATTAAACAGCAAGGGGTAAGGTTTTGATGTCGAGATATGAAAAAATATTAATTGAAAATGACCACATAGAAGTAAAAGATTTTGTAGAGCTTCCAGAGGGATATGCAGGTTTTTATTCAGATGGAATTGTGCTTATAGACAATAAATTGTCAGAAACACGCAAGGCTGAAGTATTATATGAGGAACTTGCCCACCATAAGTTGACGTATGGCAACATTTTAGATCAATCAAATTTCAACAATCGCAAGTTCGAAAATTACGCAAGACGACACGGCTTTATCTCAGCAGTCCCGTTACGCGAAATTGTTGAAGCGCACAATTACGGTGTACGTAATTTATATGAGTTGTCTGAGTATCTACAATTAAGCGAAGAATACATATTAGAAGCAATAGAACAATATAAAAAGATATATGGTATTGGAACTCACTATGGCGAGTATTCTATTACATTTGAGCCGTTGAGAGTTTTTAAATATAAGGAAATATAAACAAAGGAGAAATGAAAATGAGAAAATATAATTTTGATAAATTCTTCTTATATATGGCGGTACTGTCATTACCAATAGTCATATTTTTTCCATTAATGTTAAGCATCCCAATCATCTTTTTTATTTTTTCAATAAGAAAGAAGGAAGATTAATAACGCCTATGTGGCGCGAGGAGGATGAGGGATGGAAGAGAACGCACCTTTAGAAACAGCAGTTAATAATTTTAAAAAGATTCAAAATAGCGAGATTTACAAATTTAAATATATGAATTCATGGTGTCTTGAATATTCAGAGTTTTTATTGGATGAAGTTAGATTGTTAAAAGAAAACAAAAGTTACACCAGATATAAAAAAGGCACTATAATTTATGTAAAGTTAGGTGTTAATGTTGGCAGAGAGTTTTCTGGAAACCATTTTTGTATGGTACTTAATAATCACGATTCAAATAAAAATCCAATATTAACGGTAGTTCCACTTACATCTTCCAGAAGTAAATTCAATGTGCATATCGAAGAAGATTTGTTACCTTTAGTATTGGAAAAAATGGACGTAACGGGTAAGGATTTAGCTAAAAAAATCATGAACAATCTTGAAAAGGTGTCAAAAGCAGAAAACCCATACGATCAAAAATTACTTGATGAAAACAAATCGCTGAATGACGACTTCAAAAAATATTCGAAGGTTCGCAAAAGATATGAGCGATTCAAGTATAAAAAGACCTATGCTAACGTTTTAAATATCACTACAATCAGCAAGGATAGAATATCGAAAATTAATAGGTATGACCCTGCCGGAGAAATATCATATTCAAAAGAAACAGTAGATAAAATTGAAAATAGTATAAAAATTAGATTTCTTAGTTAAATCGCTTGAACTACACTCTCTTTGATGGTATATTACATATATACAAAACAAGCCGCTGAAATATTTGCGGCAAGCTTCAAATTAGACAAGTCGCTGAAATATTTGCGACATGAGAGGGTGCATCTGCGCTCTCTCTTTTTTTATACAATTTTCACGGGTAGCCCGCCTACCCTTATTATTTTTTGCCAATTTTGAGGAGGGATGTAAAATGTGGTTTGAAAAATTTAAAAATAAGAACAATGAAACGAAGTATAGATACTACGAGAAATACAAAGATCCGTATACAGATAAATGGAAACGTGTAAGTGTTGTCTTGAATAAGAATACAAAGCAATCGCAAAAAGAGGCAATGTTTCGTTTAGAAGAAAAAATAAAAGAAAAACTAAACAACAAGTCGTCAAGCGAATTAAAAACTTTGACTTTTCACGCGTTATTAGATGAATGGCTTGAATATCATATAAAAACATCTGGCTTTAAAGTAACGACGCTTGATAATTTGAAAACAAGAATCAAAAACATCAAAAAGAACAGTTCTCAAAATTTACTTTTAAACAAAATTGATACAAAGTACATGCAAACATTTATTAACGAATTATCAAACGTATATTCTGCAAATCAGGTAAAGCGTCAACTTGGACATATGAAAGAAGCTATTAAATACGCCGTTAAATTTTACAATTATCCAAACGAACACATATTAAATAGCGTCACACTACCAAAGAAGAGTAAGACGATAGAAGATATAGAAAAAGAAGAAGCGAAAATGTACAACTATTTAGAGATGGAACAGGTAATACAGATACGCGATTTTATACTGAACGATAATAACATGCAGTATAGAGCTCGTATTTTAGTTGCTGGGGCTGTAGAAGTTCAAGCTTTAACAGGTATGCGCATAGGTGAGTTATTAGCTCTCCAAGTTAAAGATGTTGACCTCAAAAATAAAACGATCGCTATTAATGGCACTATTCACAGAATCAAATGTAATGCTGGATTTGGTCACAAAGATACTACGAAGACCGCAGGTTCAAAAAGAAAAATCGCCATCAATTCAAGGATAGCAAATGTATTGAAAAAAATAATGTTAGAAAATAAAAAGATGCAACAATGGGAACCAAGCTATGTTGATAGAGGGTTTATATTCACAACTTGCCAAGGAAATCCTATGCAAGGCAGTAGGATAAACAAACGATTGTCCTCAGCTGCAGAATCATTAAATATAAATAAAAAAGTTACTACTCACACACTAAGGCATACACACATAAGTTTATTGGCGGAAATGAATATATCGTTAAAAGCAATTATGAAAAGAGTAGGACATAGAGATGAAAAAACGACTATAAAGGTGTATACACATGTAACAGAGAAAATGGACAGAGAGTTAGAGCAAAAATTAGAAAAACTTGTGTACTAA